CGGACGCAGGAACACCCACGCGCTTGGCGAAGGCGGGATTGTTTGCCACAGCAGCCATGAAATTGTGCTGCTTTGACGTTTTACTCGGCATCGTCTTTCTTCCGTTTTAAGATTCTCTGAACAGTATTGGTTTCCCAAATACGAATACCAGTCCAAACAATCGTAAATACGGCGGCTATTGAGGGAAGCATATCTACTAGTGTCCCAATGACTGTCACCACTGACAAAGCATCGAGAATCATCTTCCCTGTTTCGTGCGTCGTCTCAGTCATTTCAACAATTCCATGCTCTCAAGGATTTGTTAATCCGGCTGTTGGGATCTTTCGCTGTCTTGGCTGAAGTCAGTTTCTTCTTCATGCCTGCGTTACCTCTTGATAAGCCGCCCATTGCGGATCGTCATTTGATGCTAACAGATACATCCGTGCAAATTCCAACAACTCTGGATCGTCTCGGAAGTGCCCAAGACCTCGATTACAATGATTGCACAACATGCCCCGCACTTGTCCAGTGACATGATCATGATCTACAACTAATTTCTCCGACACTCCGCAAATTACGCACTCTGTAACCTCTTGCTTAATCTGCTTAAGCTGTTCATCTGAAATTACAGCGCGGTACTGGCCCCGACAAATCTCGTTGCGATACTGAGCACGGCAAGCTCTACACCATGAATCTAACCCGTTGCGTTTCTTGTTATGCAGCGGAAACGCTTCCGGTGTGGCCGGTTTGCTTTGCTTGCACCGGGTACAAACTAGCAGTTCCATGCTTTAAGCGACAGCGCCTTGCGGGTCGGTCGTCCTTTTTCATCCTTCATTGGCCCAGGCATCCCGCTCATCCTCGCGCAAAAAGATTTCCTCCGCTTCGCGTCTTTTTCGGTCTTCGGATTCGGGGCGGGAGGCTTTAACCCCGGCTTCCCCGGATTGGCTGCATTGTAAGAAGCTCGTCCTTTGGCATTCAAACCACCAGAGGGATTTTTGCCTTCTTTGCGTTGCCACGCCGGGGTCTTTGCCATGATTAGCCGCAGATTAAAGTGACTTTAGTAACTTCAGTTAGCGTTACAACAGCGTAACCGCTTTGTGCCTGACCCACCAAAATACCTTCTGCTGCCATGTATAGGCTGTTAGCCGCAGTGACTGACCCAGGGGTATCCATGTACAAACGGGGTGGAGTCGGCCCAGCGCTAGCATCACTAATAGAAATGTTGCCAGCATTAGTTGCGCCAATGTAATACAGACCTTTGATTCGGCACCGGGGGAGCGCAAGTGAACCGCCATATCCCACCGTAATTGCACCTGCTGTAGCAGCACTGACTGAGATGCTGCTGACGCTTGCAAAGTAATTGGTAGAGTAAACGGTTGTATTGTTGCCGCCCGCCACTACTTCTGTCACCGCCGTGGTTGACCCAACGGGAATGCCGGTGATGGTGAAGTTTTTAGCAGTTTCGTCTGCTACCGAGGTAATGGATACTTTGTATCCGTAACCATTAATCCCCGGCGTGGTAGCAACAAGTCCCAACGCCCCAGCACCTGCTGGCGTTACAGACACCACATAAAAGTCCGCATCCGCTTTAGGCGTTACGGACCATACATCATATTGCTGGGTCGCCATGTCGGCCCCCTATTACTGGTCAGCAAAGGTCGGGGCAGTGGCACCAACAACAGTTCCCCAAACTTGCCAGTTCGTACCGTCTTTAGCGATAACCGTAATCTGCGCTGCTGCCGGGACATTAACCTGCAACTTCGAGTTTGAGTTGCCGTCTGAAAATACTACAGACGCCGCACCATCATCCGTGTCATGGAAAGCGACGCCACCAATAAAGTAGTTGGTGTTCGACCCAGTGTTGATGATGAAATCCGTAGCATCCGCTGCGCCGCCACCGTACACAAACGTAAACGATTGACCAGCAACTGGAGCAGGGAGAGTGTAGGTGTTGTCTTGGGTTCCGTTAGGAACGATGTTAATTACACCGCCGCCATTCGTAGCAGCAGTCAGCGACGCATTACCATCAGCTAGTGCTACAGGCGTGGCAACAATACCGGAAACGCCCAGTGATACTGCAGCAGCAGTAACAGCGCCGGTAGTGGAATCAATTGAAACAGTTTGAAAGCCGTTCTGTGACCGAACTGGCCCGGAGAAAGTGGTGTTAGCCATTTAACCCTCACATGCGAGTAGCGCGTATTAGTCTGCATGTTGTCAGCCGGGACTGTCTAATACGCGGGATGACCCCGGAATAACTCTTTGTACCATACTCATAAACAAAAGAAAAGGGGCCGAAGCCCCTTTCCTAATCTACTGCTTAGCTTGCGCCTGGAGATCCATAAACACCCAACGGATCTGACGCGCCGAACGAGTAACGCTCGCGACTCTTGTAACGAGCATTACCAGTATCGAAGTCAGCATCCATCGAGTTCTGGATAGGCGTACGGACAAAGTGCTTCAGTCCATTAGGCACGTCCGTGATCAAGAACCAAGCATTCGTATCAGTCAGGTAGTGATTGACACGATAGCCTTCCGGAATTGAACCGTTGTTCTTAAGCGCGTTGATGTCGTTATCCGCCGTGCCGACACGGAGTTCCGTCTCAAGCAGTCGGGTTGCAACGAACATAAGCGCCGGGGGAACAATGAGTTTCCGGGGCTTGGCGGCGATCAGCAGACCACGCTCATCCGTCCAGCCAGCGATCTGAATAACTGCCGCCTCAAGCGAGGTTTCGTTCAGATCAGCGCCGGTTGCGGGGCGATTGCTGTTGGTACCACCAGACACAAGCGGATGCGCCGTCGAGAACAGGGGCTGGCCGTCACCGTACGTGACCGCACCGTTAAACCCGTTGTTCAGAATCGATGCACCTTTGACCTGCTTGGTGTACGCCATGGCACGAGCCAGGGCCTTGGTATACCGCGAAGACAGACTGTCATACAGGTTGTCTTCCATCGCCTCTTCAGTGATGGAGAAACCCATTGCAATCGTTTCGTGGTTGTACCGCGCCGTCCATGCTTCTTGCGCATTGTCATACGCAATTGCCGAACCCTCGTTTTTGACAGGAGCGGCAGAGAAGCCAGACAGCTTGGTTTCCTCTTCAAACGAACGCTCGGAAGTCTCGGTTTCGTAGATTTCCTTGTGTTCTTCACCGTACCGTTTGTACTCCAGACCGAACAGTGCATTAAGCCCTGGCAGGAGTTCTTTCAGTAGTTGTGCGCGTGAAATAGCCATTTGTTAACTCCTTTAGGCCGTAGCAGTGGCAGCGTAATACTCATGCTGACCAAAGTTGAGCTTAACCAGAAGCTCAGGGTACTGAGTAAATACCAGCGTTGCACTGGCACCAAACGCCGCGACGGGGGCCTGATTCAGAACAACCGTAGTTGCACCAGCACTCGCGGCAGTTGCCACGAACGATCCACTGGGGATGTACTGACCGTTCGACGCCAGCGAGCCAACGTCCGTACCAACCGGCAGGGCAAACGGCAGTGCCGAGCAGGTGATAGTTTCAGTGGCGATACTGGTGAACGTTGCGGTACCCAGCGAAACTGCGGTTTCTTGCACCAGACCCAGAACACGAATGGGCAGAGCCGCAGTCGTGGCAGGAGTTGCAGTCGGAGCAAGCAGGGCGTTTTTGCTATTGCCGGTGTTGGAATTGCCGGTGTTGTTGATGCAGGCCAGATTCTGACCAATCATCGCACGAGCACCAGAAGCCATTACCGTAGTAGCCGAGCAAACAGCCGCTTGGAACACCGTATCCGGATCGTCGCAAACATAAGCAACCGCATCACCAGCCGCCGTGGAAGCGGGCCAGTATTGCGAGAACTGCTTCTGTTTGGTGGTCGGGTTGGTGTACGAGCAGCCAAGGAAGATACCAACGAGAGTACCGGCAGTACCGGTGCTAACGCTAATACGCTCCAGGTTGCCGCGCACGAGGGCGACGAAGTCACCGTAGAAGATGTCGGTGGCGTACGCGTAAGTAATGTTGTACATGCGCGTAGAACCAGCGAACACCTGACCGCCGATCAGATTGACCGGCTTTAGCCCGTAGGGGCTGTCAACCGTTGGGTAAGTCATGTGAGACTCCTAAAAGTTTACCGGGTCGATTTCACCGACGATTGCCGCTCTTTAAACAACGGCATCCGCGGATCGTTTTCCCGCATGAAATTGTTGTCCACTGCGCTCATTTGATTATCGGTTTGCTGTTGATAGTAGCTGTTCCGATCCTCAACAAGCTCAGTAGGAGTTTTGCAAAGCATCAATCCACCGATTACCACGTTGTCTTTGAACTTCTCGTTCTCAACAACCAGCATTTGGATCTCGGGATGATCGGACGCTTTGACAGGTTCCCAACCCTCGCGAAACTTTGAAGAAACATTCATGGGGTCCGCCGTTCCCAGCGTACTGACACGAATCCAACGAAATTCAAACCCCGGTTCTGGGTTAGGCGAAGGCAGCAATTCCGGGCGTTGCCAAGATTTGCGACGCGCAACTTTCTCTCGGGTTTCAAGTTCGCGGTTGGTTCTAGTCTCAGCCATTTTGTTTCCTCATGTCTTCAGCAACCTGTCGAGCATATTGCTCGGGAGTTAGACCTAGTCGTTTCGCAAGAGCTACAGCAGTCTTAGTCAGCACGATCTTTTTGGGCGCAGTGCTACGCGATGCTGGTGCTACAACGTTATTTCGACGCGGCCTTTCAGGCGATTCGTCCTCCGATTCAAAGGCATCGGGGAACACTTGACGCATACGCCGGTTAATCCGGTCGTAGTATTCTTCACTTTGAGGGTCAATCCCCTCTCGAACAAGCTTTTGATGCAACCCCAGCGCAAGGCTTGTCATCTCATCGTCAGATCCAAACCATGGATTGGATTTTTGCCATTCCAACGCCTTGGAATCGACTGCTGGCGCGACAGGTTCAGGTTTTACCTCAACTTGTTTTGGTTGTAAAGCCGGTTTATATGCTGCTAAACGCTCTGCCTTAGCTTGAACATTGTTTAACGCAATCTGCGCTTCAACAACTTTATCCGAATCTCCAGACTCATAAGCTTGTTTATACGCCCGTTTTGATGCCTCAAGCTCGTGATTAATCCTGGCTTTAGCCTGCTCAAGCAAAGCGGTTTGAGTTTTCGAAGATTCCTGCTTAAGTTTCTCATTCTCTTGCAGCAACTGCTGTGCAAGACGAATAGCTTCTTCTTTCTCTCTGGCCGCTGCTTCCGCTCTACGTCGTTCGTCGTGATATCCCTTAGTAAAGTGCTGAATCCGCTTACGCACTTTGTCGGAATACTCATTAAGTTCTTCCTCGGTTACCTCTGCAGGCGGCTCCGATGGAGTTCGATTACGGTCTTTTGGAGGCGTATCGTCTACGACCTCAATCTCAACCTCTTTAGATTCCGGCTCCTTTGCCTCTGATGCAGGCGTTTCTTCCGTTTTAACCTCTGGTTTGTCCGGATCCGGAAACTCAAATTCAACTTTTTGAAATGGCATATTAGTCCTTTCGCAGGGCGTTTAATTGCGCCCGAAGTTCGTCGCATTGACGCTTCAAATGAACTACATATTCTGACTGTGTACGCTCTCGTTCTTGAGTAGCCACAATTAACCGATGTACTCGAGAACTTAAAGAGTCCAACTGATGTTTAATTTGATTCAATTCGTACCAGTCAAAGTCAGATGTCACGCCTAGGGTTACATGTTCACTCATGCTCTAGTCACCCCTCGAGGGTCAGGCACAACCGCCTCAATACTGTCGTCGTTTAACAGACGATATTCATGGCCGTTGACCTTAAACCTAGTGCCAGAGTTAGGACGAAACATCACAAAGTCGCCAACCTTGCACCAAGGCCCCGTAGGAAATCTGTCTTTGTCGGCATAGGCTTGTTCACCCATGTCTAGGACAGCACCCATCATAGAGAGAACTTGTTCAGCATGTCTGGTTTGATCTGCTTTAACTAGACCTGAATCGTAAGTTTCTTCCACCTGCGGCAATGCAATTAGCAAGCGGTACCCAACTGGTTTGGGTAATTGAGCTTCAAACTCTTCCGCCGTTAACGTGTCAGTCATCATTTCCGTCCATATAGTTTTGCGCAAGGTCTTGGATTTCACGCAATGCTAGGTCTAGACCTCGAATCAACCCGCATTGTTGTTGGTAGACTGCAAAATCAGCCGCCCCACCACTCGCAAGAAAATCAACGTGTGATTTTCTGTGTTCAAACAATTTATCCTGCAGCACGTCAAAGACGGTCTTAGCCACGCGTTACCTCGCTTTGGATTGTGTGAGCATCTTTATCATTTCAAGCTGTGTCTTCTGTTCTTGTTGCTGAGCTTTGGTCTGCATCGCAGAACCTTCTTTCTGCGCTTCAACAACTACTTTCTGCTCTTCAATGCTTAACTTACGGTTAGCCAATTCAATGTCGGCTTGATCTTTGGCAGCTTTCCGTTGAACTTCGCTTTGTTTAATGGCCAGTTCCTGCTGCTGCATTTGAACAACCGGGTCTTGCGCCATCTGCTGAGCTTGTTGTTGCGCCGCTTGAGCTTGATGCATTTGTGTAAGCTGCGCCCCTGCCTGAGCCATGAGCCTAGAAACAGCAACTTCCAACTCCTCCGGAATTTCTTCATTCGGAGCCGGCAACGTAACGCCCAGTCTTTCTTCAAGCTGTTTTCTATAGACAAACCCTAAGTGCTCTGCCAAGTGGGCCTGCAGAGAACTCATAATTTGTTGTGCCATGGGGTTCTGGCCAATAGCCTGCGCAATCATTGGATCTTGCATAAACGATTGATGCGCAGCCATGTGCGCTTCGTGATCCTGGTACATAAACGCTTTCATAGGTTTACCTACCAACGCGCCCATGTTTTCGGACATCGGATCACGCGGTTTCTGATCTTCCGCCAACGGTACAACTTTGTCCGCGTTTCTAATGCCTAGCGTCTCTAACATTTGCCTGTGTAGATACGGTAGGTCATAAATCTGCGGGGCGCTCTGTGCCATTTGAAAAGCGGCTTGATACTGCACAACCCGCTGCGCCATAGTCGTGGCATTAGGATCAGAAACAGGGATTACTTCAACTACCGCGTAATCCTCTGCTCGAGCCCGACGATCTACACCCTCTGGAATGTAGTCGTATGGTTCATTTGCGTAATCTTTAATAATCTCTTTAAGAAGCTTGAACTCCTGCTTCATAGAGAAATGAACCCTGGCTTGAACTGCGGCCATGGGTTTTAGCGTTCTTTCTAATAACGCTAACGTTGTACCAACCGGTGCCTGCGACGACATGTCACTAATGTTCATGTCGCTAATCGCACCCAGTCGTCTGCCTTCCTGAGTGATTTTCTCTAACAACCCAGCCAATACTTGACTAGGTTCTTTGTACGGCAGCGTCATAATGTTGTCGCGTACCGTACCACTAGGTACATCTACGTCTCTAAACTCGCCCGGAGCAATCGGCGTGTCATCACCCTTGATCCTTAATCCACGAGCTTTAAGACCGCCTGGAAGATTTGAAAGAGTGCCAGCGTCAACGAGTTGGCGAATGATAGAAGTACCCGCTCGGGCATACCCGCCAATAATGTGAATAAGCCCCAAACCATAGAAACCAAACCCAGGGACGTAAGTGTAATGAACAAAATGCTGCCTCTTTAGTTGTCGATCATCTGTCGGCTCCCAGTTTCTACGAATCGACAGAACTTCATTTGTTCCTTTTATAACCGTAATGACATACGGTTTAGGCAAATCGTCTTCGTCATCAATGCCTCTAATATTTGTATAAGTATGAATCTCATACAAAGCAAATCGGTCGTCTGACGTTAACGTATAGCCACCTTCCTCGGCTTTCTTTTTCTCAATATCTGAAAAATATTCAATTGGTTCGCCAAGCTCAACTTCTCTATAAAACCCATCAGCCTGTAACTTCAGTAGTTCCGTCTTGGTTTTCCTCATCATGTGAGTAACCCGCTCCGCAGTATCAATGTGCGAAGCGCCATACGGAACAATCATGTCTTCTGCTGAGATATACAGCGACACTTGCCTTCTAAGAATCGGGTCGTAATACACCTTCTTAAACGCTGACCCTGCAAGGCCCAGGCTATAAAGCATCCGTTCATGTTCTGACCGATACTCCACCATCCTTTCAGTCAGTTGATAATTCATGTCTGCTTTAACACGATTGGCAGACTCTTCTTTTTCTTTAGTAACCTCGCCAATAATCTTTGACTTGACCGGACCCTGGGCAGGAAACGTCTCACTCATTGTCTCCGCTTGGAATCGAATAACCGCTTCTGCCAAAACAGTTGAGTACACTCCACACGCGTCATCCCAAGGTTCTGTCCTGTCTTCATACTTAAAACCCAGAACTTCCAAACCTTTTACATATGTATCTGCCCATTCCTTCCTGGCGTTTACGTCTGCTTCTACTAGCTCAACCATCTCCGACGCTATCGTCTGAAGATCACCTTCATCTAAAAACTCAGCAATGTTGGCATCAAAGTCATCAACACTCACATCATCTGGCAATAACGTAATCTCCATGCTCCCATCAGACAACGTCACTGACTCAGGATTCTCAATCTCAATTTCTAGCGCCGACTCTGCCGTGTCAATAATCGGCACCGCATACAAGCCCTTGTCCATGTTTGTTGCCATAATGCCCTCTAGTAGTAAGCTTTCCGCCTACGAAAATACGTCGGCTCATCAGGTTCGTCAGAATCCAATCTTACAAACCCGCCTGACCGAAAACGGATCAACGCCTGCGTCGTCGAATCCACCAAGTCATCATGCGGAGCATTCGGAAAAGCAGCCATCTGCTCAATAACTTCATCTGCCCACCTAGCTTCCGGCGCCCACACTTTACCCGACTTGAATAGATCCGTCACAGAGTTAATCCGAACAAACTTATCGTTTCCCCTCACCGGCGTATATTCACTTACCGGAATCCCCATACGCCTCAATTCAAAGATCAACGGACTCCCCGCGGCCTTCGCTTCCACAATACAAGCATCAGGCTCCCACTCCTTATACATCTCATACGCCTTCTGCTTTAACTCCGGAAACTCCATCCTCGCTTCATACGCATCTAACAAAATAATGTTCGGCTCAACCTCATCCTTGTAAAACACTCCCCAGGTTGTACACGCCGAATAGTCACTTCTCTCGTTCTTAGTAAACGCCGTATCCCAACTCTGGATAATAAATTCACACTGCGGCGGATTCTCCTTCTCCCACCTCTTCCACCATTCCCTCTTGACTAACGCCCCCTCCTCCCCTGTCGGCGTCTGCTGATACTGCGCATTCCACTTCGCAGGACCAACCTCCTCCCTCAACGCCTCCAACTCATCTAACGACCAAAACTCCGGCCACAACGGATTCCCACTCGGCATAATCGCCGGCAACTCAATTACTTCCCACTCATCCGTCTTATCCCGGTTCTGCGCATCCTTAATAATCCGACCCGTCAGATCTCTTTCTGACCAACGAGTCATTACCACCACAATCGCACCCCCTGGCTGCAACCTCTGCCGGGGTCCAGACGTGTACCACTCATACACACTGTCAAATACTTCCGGGTTGTGCGACGCTAACCTCGCCTCCTGCTCACTATGCGGATCATCAATAATCAATAAATCCGCACCCTTACCCGTTACCGTACCCCCCACACCTATAGCAAAGTACTCCCCACCCTTATTCGTCGCCCACCTACCAGCAGCCTTACTGTCCTGCCTCAAAGACACCCCAGGAAATACCCGCGCGTACTGCTCACTCCCGACCAAATTACGCACTTTCCTACCAAACCCAACCGCTAAGTCCGCCGTGTTCGATGTCTGAATCACCTTCTTGTGCGGGAACCTACCCAAAAACCAACTTGGCAATAAAAAACTAGCAAACTCACTCTTCGTATGCCGCGGAGCCATATTGATAATCAACCGCTTTAACTTCCCCTCCGCTATCTCCTCAAACTTCTTCGCCATCAACGCATGATGCCGCCCATTCACAAACCCAGGCCACACCACCTTCACATACTCCATAAACTTACCCTGCGCCTTCTCCCTCTCTAGCGCATTCCTATACTCCTCCACCTGCTCTAACAACTTCTGATACTCAGCAGGATCTAATTGCTCAATCAATTTCTCTAATTGTTGCACTGCAACCTACTCTTAAAGGTGCCAAAAAATACGGGCTTTTATCTCAACCAATGTTGCACCGCATCATTCCAAATTCTTAAAGTTGATATACACCGGCCTAATCGTCCTTCCCAACTTCCTAACCTTCTTCAATACCCCCAACTCCACCAACCTATCCACTAACCTCTGCGTATTCTTCATCCCCATCTTCCCCCTCAAATACGCAATCTCCCTCACCGTAGGACTAAATCCATACCGCTTCCAAAACTCATCCACTATCAAAAACACTTCCCTCTGCGCCGGACTCACAATCCTCTCCATACACCCCTCGTAACTACCCCCTCCCCTCATCTCCCGATTCACCCTCACCCGTTTTACATAATCCTTCATTCCAATACTTTTCTGTGAATAACCTGTTAATAAGTGGCAACGTTGCCACCCCCCCCCACCCCTATTTCTGTTCAACATCTACCGGGGGGTCTTCCATATCCGCAGGGGGTGGGGTCGCGCTAGCTAGCTTTTGCGATTCGTCAGAAATTTGTGAGTCACTGTTATTTGATGACTCACTGTGGGGAATACTATGTATCGAGCCACGGTGCGTCACGACCGCGTCGGGGGCCTCCCCACCACGGTGGGGTCCAGCTAGCTCTGTTAGCAGGGCCTCGGCATCGCTGTTGCCGCTCTCATCGACGGTGCGCATCATGGTCTTTAGCTGGTTCAGCAACTCTAGCTTGGCGTCATCGCTCTTCTTGATGACAGTAGTCTCGGTCCGATGTGTGAAAGCACTCACTTCCGTTATGGTGCCCAGCACACGCGCTGCCTGAACTCTGACCGCTGGCGCGACACCGGGATCGAGGATGGTCTGCGTCAGGGTTTGGACGATCAGCGCCCTCAAAGCCGCAGGGGTTCGATACTCCT